TCAGGTTTCAGATACGTTTCAGATCCTAACCAAGAACCAAGAACCAAGAACCAATAACCAAGAACCAAAGATAAATACTAAGACTCCTGACGGAGTTAGCGAAACTGTTTTTCAAGATTTTGTAAAGTTGAGAAAAGGTTTAAAAGCACCCGTCACAGAAACGGCTTTAAAGGGGCTACAACGAGAAGCAGCAAAAGCTGGTATCAGCCTTCAGGAAGTTTTAGAACTCTGCTGTCAGAACGGCTGGAGGGGCTTTAAAGCTGATTGGCTGAAGGATAAGAACCAGTCAAAGACGGCTGGCACTCGAAATCAGGAAGTAATGTCAGGGTTAACCCGAGGTTTAATTGGAGGAGACAACAATGTCCGACTACTTGGAAAGTGACTTTTGCCAACCTGAAGACGGCTTGGATTACATTTTTGGGCGCATGGGGGCTATTTACGGAGCTGCGTTTATGCGTCATTGGGATGGGGTAGATCATGGATTGGTCCGTCAAACGTGGCTGGAGCTGCTGGGAGTTCATGCAACCTACAAGCCAAAGATTGACTATGCCCTGCTGCACATGGACCCTAAGTTCCCTCCTTCGGCATTGGCGTTCAAAAATCTATGCAATGACGGTCCTCGCATTCCAAGCAAGCCAAATACCTTAATTACCAAGCAGCCGACTCAAGCCGAGATTGCTGCAGCAGCCAAGGCAAAAGAGGAAGCACTGGAAAAATTGAGGGAATTCACCTCCTCATTCAAACAAAAATCAGTTGCAATGATGGGAAAGTAAATGGAAAAGCAAAGTTCAAACGCACTGGTAAAGGTTCGAGCAGTCTTTGTCAAAGAAAAAAAGCCTTTGACCTTATCGGCTATTCGAGAAAAAACCAACCTAACATCGGCTGCAATCGCTATGGCTTTGTGCCACTTGCGTAGGCAGCGATATGTTACTCGGGAAATCGTTCCGAATACGACAATCCGGGCTAGGAAACAAGTTTGGTCCTACCAGTACCACCCGGACCGGATCAATGCCGATTAGCGAACAAGCGCACAAATATCGCTGCTTAGTTCGGCAGCTTCTCAGATACAGACACGAATGGGGTTTAGAGGAATACAGGTTATGGATAAATTCACCACTAAGGCAAAAGCTAAAGCTACAAGTCGAGGAAGACTTTATCGTCCAGTGGAGACTGGGCAATCGGGGCGAGTGGGGGAGTTGGAAATAAATGATGCTGATTTTTGGCGGGGCAAGTATGATGAGCTACTGAAACACCTAGAACACCAAAACAAATACCTTAGATTCCTAGAAGGTGAAGTTTTTGGGGGGAGTCCTTTTTGAGAAAATATTTCATACTGGCTCATGACGTTGCTAGGTCCAACGCAAAAATTGCCGTAGCAGAAGCCCCGGAAGGCTACGCAATAGAGATCAAACCAATTACCCGCAGCCTTGCTCAGAATGCCAAACTTCATGCGTTGATTACCGATATTGCCAAAGCACTTGAATGGGCTGGAGCCAAGCGAGACGTAGAGACTTGGAAGCGATTGTTGACGGCTGCATGGCTTCGAGCTCGTGGAGAGCCAATCGAAATGCTGCCAGCCTTAGACGGTCATGGGGTCGACATCGTTTTCCGTAGGACTTCAGAGCTGACGATCAACGAAATGATCGAGCTGATCGAATACATCCAAGCATGGGCTGCAGATAAAAATATAGGTGTATGATAAGAATATATTCACGAAAGGATATGCAATGTACGTTATCAAAAACGAAGACAACGAAGTCATGCGAATTGTTGGCAGACAAGAGGAAGCTCTTGCAGTTTGCGCTTTGCGTCCTGGCTGGACTTTTAAATGCGTTCGCAAACCAAAACCAAAGTTTGATCTGTCACAGTTTGAGGAAGCATTGATATGAAAGATATTCTCAATCTTGCTAAACTAATTATCTGCATGGTCATATTGCTTTGTGCTGTCAAAGCATTTATGGATTACCGGGATAATTGCCCTGTCGATATTTTTTGGCAATCAAGCAATAGTCTTGAAAAGCAATTTTGCCAGTTGGCTTACGGGTACAAGTATGGCAACTAAAGCCGAGAAAGAACATTTTGGAAAACTTGCGAGTCTCGGGTGCATCCTTTGTATTTACCTCGGATACGGAGAAGGAACACCTGCTGAAATTCATCACATCCGTAGAGCCGGGAAGCGCAGTAATGCTCCGGTCATTGCCCTCTGCCCCGAACATCATCGAGGCAATTCCGGTATTCATGGACTTGGACGCAAAGCCTTCGAGAAGGCATACGTCACCGAGGAGTATTTGTTGGAACTCACCCTTGGAAAAATTGCATGACCCTGACTGATCGATTAACATTGGTGGAAATCGGTCAGTTAATTCCTTTTTCTGACGCAGGATAAACGTAACCTGCACCTAAAAAGGAACTTGATGAGCAGACGGTTTACCGATCCTGAATTTGAGGAAATATGCGTCAATTTTTGGCATTACGCCAAAGCGCATAGGTATGGCGGTCCCCGCTTACCACCCGGATTTGCTAAGGTGCTTAACGAAGGATCGGCAACTCATGAAGTAGATTACCCGCTTAACAAGTATTTCCCAGCCTTTACCATTGTGATTGAAAGCTTTGATCCAGTGGAGCAGATTGCTTTTTATGCGGTCTACATATCGGCTGGATACAGGAATGGACGCAAGATCCCGATTAAGGTCCTTGCAAGCGAAGTGGGAATCAATCGGTCTAACTTCTACAAGAAGGCAGACTCAGTGGCTCAAAAAGCATGGAAGCAAGCCAAAAACTTGACAATGCTCCAGTCAAAACTTTACAAAACCGACCAAAAACTTTACAAAAACGAGGACGTGGAAACGGATTAGGGTGAGGGTGTAGATTTGGCGATTTTGAATCGTAGATCAGAAGGCAGAAAAACTATCTACTTCTCGCATCCTCTAATGTCTGCCTAACCACCCTCGTAAACATTGTATTAAACTAGGTGTATCCCGAATAGGGAGACAAAAAAGGAAGATACATTTTGAATAGAAAATCGTATATTTTGGATACGCTGAGAGGAGTAGTCAGCTAATGGCACGAACTTCAAAGCTTACCGAAGCTCAATGGCACGACATTGAAAAACGAATGCTTGCGGGCGAGAAGGCTGCAGTGCTTGCTAAAGAGTACGGGATTGACCGGGCTCAGATAACTCGCAAGATTACTCCCAGTGTGCGGAATGTAAAAATCGTTGCAAATCAATTACTTAATGCTGAGGCAGCTTTTAAGCAGCTTCCAATTACGCAACAAATCGCAACAATTAGCCTAATGGATGAGCTAAGAGCGATCAGTACCAACCTAGCCAGTGCAGCTAAGTACGGTGCAGTCAATGCCAATATCCTTTCGGGAATGGCAAACCAGCAGCTCAATACGGTCAATGAGGAAAATCTCTTGACGGGCGAGGGAATGATTGCACTCAAGACGGTAAGCGCATTACAGGACATGGCAAACGAAGCCAGCAAAGTTCCCCTTGGATTGCTCAGCGCAAACAAGGATCAAATGCAAAAGATTACAAACCCGCAGAATTCAGATCTACGGGAAATGACTGACGAGGAACTCTTTGCAATCGCAAGCCGAGGCAGCTAAGGAGCTGCTGATTAGGCGTAAAGCCCGATCAGACATCCTTCAGTATGCAAACGCCATAGAAGTTCCAGGTCGACCTATGACGGACGATCCTGATACAGAATTCTTTGAGCCTATCGAAACCACGATGGCTCATCATCATCGGCTGCTTCTCAAGAAGCTAGACGAGGTAGCAAATACAAAACATGGGCGCATGATGGTATTCATGCCCCCGGGCTCGGCAAAGTCGACTTATGCCTCAGTAGTATTCCCCAGCAAGTACCTTGGGGCTGCTCCTAATCGCAAAGTCATCCTTGCCAGCTATGGTGACGATCTAGCTAGAAAGCTTGGTAGGCGCACCCGATCAATCATTAAGCAGCCTAGATACCGAGGAATTTTCGGAACTGGGCTTACTGTCGAGTCTTCGGCAGCGCAGGAATTCGCACTGGACAACGGTAGCGAATACATGGCTTGCGGTATTCTCGGGGGCGTTACTGGTAATCGAGCTCATGGAATCATCATTGATGACCCTATCAAGGGGCGTGAGCAAGCTAATTCGGACACAATCCGTAATAAAACCTATGACGCTTTCGAGGATGATCTAAAGACCCGTTTGATACCGGGAGGCTGGATTGTCCTC